ATGTGTATAATGAATGAGAGGGAGTATTAATATGATAAAAAAAATAATGCGTTGGTTTAGACCTAAGAAACGAGAGCTTTTAATTGCCAACATTCACTTTAAGCTGATCTCTTAATATATAAAGCCGGTCGATCCACTTCCAAGTCTCGGGGCATTTTTCATCTGGATAGCAGGCTTTCTCCAGTTCATCAGCCACTTTCCCACCAGGCTCTGGGAATGAAGGACAACTATTTAGGATCGGTTTCTCGCATGCGATCAAGGAGCTGGCGAGCGCTATAACAAGGCCTCTTTGCAATCTCATTTCTCTTCTTCTCTACTTCTAGGGTTTTTTCCATAATCTCTTTGTCTCGATCACCCCTGCCCTTGCGATAATATGCTTCGATAATCACCCACAGCAGGAAAATGACCCCACTAATTAGCATTAAGATCGTCATCGCTATCTCCTGGGATAAGACTATCTAAGGTTTTCAGGGCTTTTTCGGGAACTCCACATGCCAGAAGGACTTGGTCAATTACGCGGTCAACTTCTGTAGGCGTAAAGTGCTTAATGATTGCCCCGCAGACTGCTGCTACTATGATGATTGTGGTCTTGTTCAAAAGCTGATTTTTCAAATATTCAATCATGCTCATCTCCATATATTTTATTCGCCCGGCGGAACCATCCATTGAGAAAAACATTTGAGGTCGGTCTTTTTTCAACGATTTCCTTGTATCGCAGACAGGCAAAGGTACAAATGTTTTCATTTAACTCGTGAGGGTCACAGTCATTAGTGGCTTTTATTGTTTTAGGCCCTATCTTCCCATCCACCGCTAACTCTGCCTTCATTAGTGTGGTGTTGACGGCTTTTTGCAGGATTTTGTGAGCATGGTATTCGCCCATATTCACACACAAATCAAAGACTTTCGTGGCGATACTCTGGTTATCGATGAAGGCATATTGATGCGCATCCCAGAAGTATTTCTTATAAATCTCTCTGGCATGGTCAGGCGTTAAGTCTTTAATATATTGTGGTGTTATTTTGATGAATTCTGGAAGTGAAGAGAGGAAACGAAAGGATATTCCATATTTGGTAACGCCTCCAGGATCCTTGGGGTGATCAACTAGACCACCCTCATTTTCCAGAACGTGACTTATTGCTTGGTTGAAATCAGCCATTTGCACCTTCCACAATTGCGTCAAGAACTTGTTTGTCAGATAACTGGTCAAACTGAGCTAATAGCGCGTCGTCATCGTATTTTCCCGCAGTATCTATAGCCTTCAAGGGCTCTGTGACATCGCGCAATTCCTGAAGTTTCGTTCTCGTTTCAAGCGGGATCACAGCTTCTTCCAAATCAGGATTCAGTTTATTTGGGAAACCAAGATCGACAAATGACTCTTGCCTCATATCCCTTAATCTTGTCAGGGCACATTCCTTAGCTTTCGTCATGTCGACATTAATTTTCTCATCTTCAGAAACATCGCACCATGCTTCTCGATATTTCCTATATGAATTTGCGGCCGCAATATGCTCTTCAGCTGATAGTTCCCGAACACCTGTTGCACCTTCAGGAATAAAGGACTTGGTAAAATTGTAGAATTGCTCTTCGGTTAATTCATACCCGAGGCTTTGTTCCACCTCTTCTTTCAATGGGCTCGTGAGGACACAAAAATTATCACCAAAAGTGTAACAAAACTTTAAAGACATTTATTTCTCCTTACTGACTTCCAATAGCTAAAAAGCCATATGAATGAGGATCGGTCGCAACACCGCCAGTAGTCACGCTTTGTAGAATTGCAGCGCTTGAAGCCAAACCGAAACCACTTCTTCTAATCAAAATTAAAGTGCTGTCCGTGGTTAGGGTCCCAATAGCCGCGAAACTTGTTGATGAGAATGCTGTTGTGAAGTTAATGGTAAGCAATCCTGTGCCCGAATCGACAATGCTAGAGGTGTTGTAGCTTGCTAGAATTGTTGTGCCGTCGCCGGACACGTTTGCGCCGACTTTTATCGAACCAGGGTGATATTGTTGTCGTCCTGGAGTCACGAACACATCTAATGCCGTTGCCGCTTCCATGACTGTTTTAGAAGCAACGGAAACAGCTTTCGTGTAGCTGACGCAAATCCAGTTGCCCGACCCTAAAGATCTAAATGTCGCAACATCATTGGACGCCGTGGTAATGTTCACACCATTTGGCAAAATCAACGATGTGCCATTATGAGTTAAGGTAAGAATTCCTGTAAACCTTACAACCCTGACAACACCTGCGTTTGCCGTCCCTAAAGCTGTAATGGTGGTAGTGCCGGTAACATCGACGAAATCACCTGAAGCGTTTGCAATGTTCGTGGTCGCGGCTGAGGCAATGTTAGCCCCTTTCCTCCCAAGTGTTGATGGGATGGAAATGTTTGAAGGGTGAATGATCCCAATGGCCACGGCTGACAGTGAAGCTGTTAAAGACCCGCTATCCAACACCACAGTTACAGTAGTAATACCTGCACCGAAAGAGGATGCAGTGATCGTTCCATACAATGTTGAGGAGTCGGTGCATTTGATCCGTCGTTGGACCACATACGTACCTGTTTGGTCACCAGAAACTGTAAAAGTTGTTGCACCCGTTCGGGTTGGCGTATGCCCAAAGTTCATCCATTCCGCGTTTTCAAACTGAGTACGGAGCGATGCCATCATCTCTCTTGCACAATCGTTTACAGTGTTTGGAGGTTGACCTTCAGGCCATCCATCCGGCGGTGCTGCGTTGTTATTTGCTGCGGTCGTTGACCATGTGCTTATACTTGCCATAGGAATTCTCCCTTAACTATTCATCGTCAACACCAAGGATGCCGCTTCCATATGATTTCTTTTTCTTATCGAAATCGTCGTCATCTCGCTTACGTTTCGTGTTCTTTATAATTTCCCGGAGAAATGAGAAGTATGGGGACACATCGCCAAGGGGATTTTGATATCCTGTTTTCCCCATTTGAGCTGGAATTATTGGAGGTGGTGGAGGAGATGGACTTTCTGACTCACCACCGCCCATTCCTGGTAATCCGGGCAAACCGCCCATTCCACCGCCACCGCCTAGGCCAGGTAATCCACCCATACCGCCTCCACCGCCGCTACCGCCACCGCCTTGCCCCTGTTGGCCATAGTTCAAAAGCGCACCAATCGCGCCAAGGGACATGCCTTGCATAGGGGAAAGTTTTGAAGGATCCATAGCAGATTGCCCACCTCCTTGACCACCTTGTTGGTTTTGACCGCCCTGTCCCTGCTGTTGTTGCTGTAGCATTTGCATTAGCATCGGTGCGTATTGCGCCATTTGTGCCCACATGTTTTATCTCCTTCCTAAATATTTCTCTGAAAGTTCGTTGAATGCAGCGTCTGCATCAAAAGGTGCGTTCTGTTGCTGTTGCTGATCTGGAGCAGCATCCTTTTCAAAAGAGTCAGTTTTCCCCAAATATTTCATTGAGAGCACATCATATGGGTCAGGCTGCTCTTCTTGATAAGCTTGCATTAAATTTGCCGGTTCGTTCTGTTGAGCTGGTGGAACATCCGTCTGCAATGAATTAGTCGATCCTAAGTACGTATTTGAAAGTTCATTAAATGCAGAGTCCGCATCAAAAGGTGCATTTTGCTCGAGTGGAGTTGGTTCTTGTGCTTGGGTATTTTGTTGAGATGGTGTTGTCGATTGCGCTAGAGCAGGGAAATACCCGCTATTGACTGCACTCAATGCTGCGCCTTCTAGAGCAGAGGTGTATGGATTTTCAAAATGGCCAGGAACCAAACTTTGGAATTTACGTTGCTCGTTACCAGGCATTGCAAAGGAAAGGACTTTATCAAGACCTGAAGTGCCATAGTGTTTTACGAGCTCCGCTAAGTCTCGCCCACCAGCCGCTTCCCTTCTTCCTATGTTCCTCAAAACCTCTTCTTGAGAGATTGTCGGGTTAAACTTGGGGATTTCTGTTACTTTTTTGTCTAAAGCGTCTAGAATTTGCTTTACGCCCGGGATTTTCCGTTCTGTCAACCGATCTATATCCAGGGTGCCACTTATGACTTTCTTTTCGACAGCATTTGAAAATTGCTCTAGAGCTTTCTTATAATCCCCATTTTTTCCAACAGACGCTCTCTGAAAATCGTCATAGATTATTTCTATTTGGCGGCCAATATCATTTTGATTCCTAAATTTTTCATATCCAGGAACATTCTTTACTAGGAATCTATCGAATATATTGTATACATCCTGACCGCCACCATAATTCCCTTTCTCTTTACCTATCTGCTTTCTTATTTCATTTAGTTTCTCAGGATTAGCTACTTTAGCTTCATCTATTATTTGATCTAGCCATCTAGTCCGATCTGATAGGGTTGGCTTTTCGCCAGAATTAAGTTCAAGAGGTGATACCTCGTACTTGCTTCTATTTTTGCTTAAATCTTCGACCAACTCGTTTGTATCAATCCTTTTAGAGCTTAAAGGATTTGTCTTAGCGGCACCGTTATATTGATGGTTCAGGCTTTTTAAAATATCTTTGGCTTCATTGTAGGTTCGTGACGCCGCCTTCTCCGCAGCCGCGATTTTGTTAAATTCTGATGTTTCTGATCTTTTGGCAAAATCAAGTATCGGCTCCGAGAACCTTTTGTTTCCTGATAGAGATTTAAGGACTTCTTGTTTGGACAAATCCAAATCGAGAGGAATATGCGCTGTGGGTGTGTGAATAAATCGATTGGAGAATCGAGTAATCCCATATGGTCCGAGAAGGCCTCCAGCAAATCGACCGATGGGGCCAAGACCCTCTGCAAAGTGTTCTGCAACTTCCTCTCCAGCTTGGGCACCAATTCCACTTGAGACCATTACTCCTTTATTATTTATGTCGTTCCCTTTAAACATGTTTTTGACAAATGAAGGGGTAACCTTGTTTAGTATTTTTCCAGCTTCAGAACCGCCCTTGAGAACAAAATCAGGAGTAATTTTGCTAATAAGATTTAAGGCTTCAGGGCCATACTTTTTTGCTAATCGAACCGCCCTTTCACCCGCGACAGTTGGACCTACATTTTGCGTAATTGAGCGAGCAAATCTAGCAGGTGTAGGCATAGGTCCAAAATGTTTTTTAGAGGCCTCCTCATAGGCATTTATCTTTGACATTATGGGGGATTCACCAAAAACATGGCTGAGCAATCCTCTCCCTTCTTTCCTATCTCTGAAGGGTGAAGAAAGAAGGCTATAAAGCATGTCCGCGGCAATTAACCCGCCTTCCAATAGCCCGAACCCGCCAGCATCACCTATGTACCCTATACTCTCAAATGGTCCGGGTTTTCTTTTATTCCCTTTTTCCTTCTGCTTCATTTTTTCACCCCGTTTAATGAATCAACGAAATCCATAACCTCTTTATTAATTGCCCTATTCATTGCATCTTCCATTTCGGCCATGGCATCATCCAAATTGAATGGCTCTTTTCCAGTATCTCTGGATTTAACTCGGTAATCATGATCAGTATTGGCAATTAATCGGCTAAATCTTTGAATTTGTTTATTGATCGCAACGTTTAACCCTAGGATAGCTTTAATACCTTGAGGGGAGTTTGCTAGGGTTGCCGTTAGGTTAGGCACCAGATTTAATAGTTCACCTTGCGTAATTCTTTGAACGCCGCCTTCTCTAAGCATTCCAGTTGCTTCTGGAAGCAGTTGACTGATCAATTTTTGGAATAGTTCCTGCTGGCCAGCAAGCTGTCCTAGACCAACTGCATTTCTTAGGGTCGTTCCAAATTCAGTGCCGGGACCTGATCTTAAATTGGGGTTTTTATCTAACATGATAAGAGCTTGTTCGCTCTTATTCGCTAACCCGCCGTAGGTGGATGCTTTTGAACTTATGTCTTTCATGAACTGTTCGTGTCGTCCACCCGCAGCCTCTTCGACCTTTTGAAGATATTTATTCTCTTCCTTAGCTGTTTTTGGCCTAAAGCTTCCCTGTCCTACTTCTTCCCATACGTTTTTATCTTTATTCCATGATTGGTAAACCAGCTGGTTATCTGGGCCAACAACTTCCCTCAGTTCTCTATTGTCGATATCACGTGTAGTAGGCGCTATATCGTTGACGAGTCGTCTTTGTCTCGTTTCCTTGTTGTATTCGTACAGCACTGGTTGACCCGTGTTAGGATCTCTTCCCTCTCTAATTTCCCAGCTTTCCTTGTCCGGTGATAAGGCCTTCCAGCCCTCTCCATACTTACCCTCTCTAAAAAGGGCTTTAGCTATTTTCATTTTGAGCGCTTGATTTTGCCCTTGCGGGGAGAAACTTGCTTGTTGCTGACCCTGTCCAAATTGTTGTCGAGGGGCGGCAAATCCTTGCTGGTTTTTGGCTTCGTAGTCTTGTTGACCTTGGCCCTGGTAACCCGAGGTGCTTTGATCTCCTCCAGATTGTTGCGTTGAGCCGGATGGCGCTTCAAGAAACTTAAGATTTGAGTTCTGATAGTCTGCAAGAGTTGGCGCTCCTCCTCCAGAAGATGGTGTTCCGCCGCCCATACCCATGTATGCTCTGAATTCAGCGTCATTGTCGCGTCTATCTCCGATTTCTGAATAGATTTTTTGCACATTAGCCATTTTTAATGCGGCATCGAGCTGATGCATTTGTTGCTTGAGTAGCGCTTCTGCATTCTGCTTTCTCGCCCCCTGGTACGCATCATACCCATCGCCAATCATACCCATCACGCCGGGACTTTTAGAGTTGAGGATGCCTCTACCAAACTGCATTGCCTCTGGTGTTTGCAGGAAGTCCATCAAATCTGATCCGATTTGCTTCAATCCACCCAGCAAGCCAGCCCCAAAGCCTTCTTCCTGCTTCTTCTTTTGCTCGGCCATGCTATGTCCCCATCATGTTTAAGAGGTCGTTGATCAAGGATTTTCTAAAGCTTTTATCGCCAAAGGAATTGAATGTTTTAGGGGCAGTCGCTCCCAGCCCAAGACCACTCATATCCTGATAATCAGGAAGAGTTTCCATTTGATTTACAGGGTTGCGCAGACCTCCTTGGATGGAGGACATGTTATCGACTCCACCAAAGTCTTGTGGAAGTTGCTCATAACCATTCCCCATAGGCGCACCAATCGCAGGCATTCCCTGTTCCTGATAAATGGGTTGTTGACCATATCCTTGTGGAAGTTGCCCATACCCCCCCATGTCCTGACCTTGAGACATCCCCTGCATGGGGACCATTGGCCCACTGATCATTTGCTGTTGTTGATACGGTTGATCGACCCCGTCATAAAGATCGTAAGGGTCCGTTTCGTAAGGGTTCCCAATATTGTTTTGGTTGAGTAATCCTGCCATTTTCTTCACCTATCTCTTTTGTGTTGCGCCTAAAACACCGCCAGCAATACCACCGGCTACCGCACCCCAAGGACCGGCTCTAGACCCAATGGCAGCACCTTGTGCTGAGCCACCCAACATGTTCTGGAATCGACTGTTAGCGAGCGACTCCGCAATTTGTGTATTCACCGTATTTCCTCCCCAAGAGTTCCCTTGGATTAGGTTTGAATATCTCGCCAACCGTTGAGCAGGTTCCTCTTGCGCAAACAAATGCCTATTCATGAGATCATGCAGAACTCTCTCGCGATGATCCTCACGTCTTGCACCAATGTTTGATAAGCGATCCAAATCTTCGTAGTCTTGGCTGGCAACAACAGGTGCAATTCTCATCGCGTTGACCATGTTTTTGCGTTCTTGACCGTAAAGACCTGAAAACGCATCTGCTAACGCCCGTGCTTTGGCCACTTCAATCGCACCACCTCGACCTCTCCCTGATCTTGCAAATTGACTTGTGATGGTGGGCGTAAACTCTCTTGCTGCGGCTTCAAGACGTTGCGTCATTGCGGGACCGCTAAGATATTCCCCCCTCAACGTTTTCTGGAGTTCTGCGTTCGCGTCTCTTCTAACCGGTGATCCCGCTTGAGCTCTCGCTCGAATGCGTTTTATTGCATCTTCCGTATCTGGGGCAAGGTCAACGTAGGTATTGCCGGGGTAAAACTTTACGGGTTTTTCCGATTGCGTTTTCGCCTGCTCGTAAATTTGCTGAATCTGCTGGGCCTGAGGTTCCCAAGGAGCCGTCTGACTCGTCTGGACTTGCTTTGTGCGCCGTCTCTTCTTCTTAAAAAACTTACTGAATTTTCCCATTGGAATCTCCCTTACCCTATCAACACATATTTAAAAGTTCTGTCTGTTTGGGCATTGTTCGTGTGAGTAATCGTGAATTGTTTATTGGCCACATCCGTTGTGATATACACATTTCCTGATCCATACTCTGTGCCTGCATTAGCTGTGGTTGGCATAAGAAGCACGATGGTATCATTACCAAGTCTTCCAGCGGCGACATTCACAACAGTTGTGGCCGAGCTTGCCGTTAACGTTAATGTCCCGGTGTTGTTGGAACGACCATTGGCAAGAGCAATAAAGGTGTCGACAACACTTTTTTCCCATTGTTCTCGATCGGCATATCTTACTGATGGAATTTGAATGGCCATTACCTTCTCCCATTCTTCGTAGATTTAACGATCTCAAAGCCCATGGCATTGTCGAAATTACCCGTGGTAAGAATCCTCAAGCGGTGATATCGGGCATTCTCTCTGCAAGGAATTTCACCACCGGAATTTAGGGATTTCACTGCCGACCACGTGACATCCTCTGATTGAAGGTTTCGAGTTCCCACCTGCAAGGTAACGGTCGCCTCACCTTCTATGATTGGCCTCACAGCGGTAAGATTCCCTCTATTCCCGTCAAAGAGCTGGAATTCGGGGGTTTCTATGGTGGCATCAACTGCATCCCCGGAGAAATTCACGAGGTAATTGTCAGAATTGAACCCGCTTAAAAGGGTTGTTCTGCCAATCCAAACAGGTGAGTCTAAGCTAAACTCAAGGGCATCGAGACTAGGGTATGTGGGCGGAATAAGGTCATCGAGAGTAAGCCCTTCAGTAAAAGAGTTGAAGAGATAACTAATATCTTGCCCATCAACATATGACCAACGCTTCTTGGAATTCGGCGAGTAGTTGTATATTAAGAATTTGTTGGGGCGGCCTTCCGTATTGCCTGCACCGGGGTATGCCCAATAGATGATTTGCCTGAAGGGATCATGAACAGTGAAAATCTTGTGGTAATACAGGGTATCGAGGTCATCAAAGAAGAACTTGTTTACCTTGTTTTCACCAATTGGCACAGAGTTAGTGCCGTCGAATACGTAGAATCCATCATTGGCAAGATATGCGATTAAGTTCCCAAATTTAATCACTGAGCCAGGCGCAAGAGTCCCCCTGTTTGCTTCGATAAGGTCAAATTGAAAGACTAATGGACTGCCCACATAGGTCATTTTATGGATGGAGGTTTCGCGGAAGATAAGGCCGTAAGACCCGCCCACAATCTTTTGGATGGCGCCACCAACCTCTTCGAGATCTTCAAAGTCGGTTTGCGTGACCGGATCGACACCCCATACAGTCTCGTCCTCGAACCCTGACCATTGAACACGATATGGGACTTCCCCATCGCTTGTGTCGAAAATGTTCCCGAGAACCACAAAATTACCAACAATAGCGATGTGTTTGGCTTTAGGAGGAGAACCTCCAAGATCCGCAAAATTCGGCCCACCAATGGTAATTGTTTGAATGGGATCGCCATAATTAGTGGCAAGAAGCTTTTCGTTCCACTTCACAAATTCCCAGGTTTGGTCATTGGCAGTGTTGTAGCCACCAACCTTCGATCTGTCAGCAAAACTCGCAGAGGACATTTCATAAAGCTTTGAGGCGTTACCCACATAGGTATAGGCATTGCCGGTGTTGTCGCGGACAGAGATCCCACCTTGGCAGGGAGCATCAATGGTATTAGTTGAATATACGGCGGGACTTGCAAAGCTTTTATAAGTATTGCCACCAGGAACAACACCTTTAGCAAGGGTGACACCCGTGTTATTTAGGGCTTGTTCATCAGGTTTAAATTCGCCGAATTCAACTATACTCATTAAAACACCGTGGGTTGAAGTCCAGTGGGCATGTGCGCATACCCCTCTGTCTTTGTGTTCAAACAGTCAAGTTCTTCCAACTCTTCTTCTTTGGCAACATTCGCTTGTTCGGCATCCTGGATAATGTGGGTATACATCCACCATCTCGCTCGGGCCTCGATTAGAGCGTTTGCATTTTCTGTGAAGTCGTTGGTGTCTGCGTCGTCATCCAAATCGTCATATTTCTTATGATATGAGAGAGTAATGGTGTAGACATCATTTGGGGTGGGGTATAACCATATTTTTTGGCTGAACCAAGCCCAGTATTCAGGGTAACCCGTGAAGTCCCCCGTATCTACTCCGGCAATGAATGTGTAAGGTTTGGGAACTAGAACGAACTTGGTGCTATTGACTGTGGCTTGGACGAGAACGAGCTTTTGAATGTCATAGGAGGACATGTCGACGGCCTTTTGTCCGGGCGCCGTGTTGTAGGTAAGCACGGCCTCCGTAAACCAAAAAGGCTTCTTGCTGTAATAAGTGATCGCGCGGTTTATAGCCGCGTTAACCTGACCACTTAAATCAAAGCGATTGATATCATCTTCAATGCTATCCCGCATTTCCAGTAGTGTAGCCATTCATCGCCTCGCGCTTCTGTTTCACCAAGTCAGCCACGAAGTCTTTATGCGCGTCTTTGGGGGCCTGTTTTTCCAAGTCAAACAGGAACTTGGGCAGTCTAATTCCGTCCACATCTACTGCATGGACAGAGGTCGCCATCAACGGATCCCAAGGCATGGTTGTGACCGCGGATTGAACGCTATCATGCCATGCATCGGCATATTCACTTCGTATTGTTTCGGGGTAAGCAGGTACACCTTGGGTATAGTGGACACCTTTCGCGTCTGGTCTTTCGGGATCATATCCAACCAAGTGATTCCACTCTGCTGGGAGGTCTCCGATCTCTTCCTCTTTACACCATCCTAATGTGTGCAAACCGGAAGCTTTTTCGACGTATTCGGGTGTAAGAACTTTACATCTGGCGTTGTTGAAAAGCATCATAGAAGCCCATTCAAACCGTTGTACATTCTTGCTTACCAAGACGTGATAACGGGCGTCAGCCAGACTAAATATCTTATCGATATCATCTAATACTACCATGTCGATATCCATGAATAAAGCCCAACCTTCGAAGTTGCAAAGGTAAGGCACTAGAAACCTTGAGAAGGTAAATGGCGTTAAACCCTGGCGTTCCAAGGGCAGTGTGTTTAGCTGTAATGGGGTAATCGCAACAGGCTTGGACGTGTGGTTAATGATCGATTGACTAAGGGCAGTGAAAGAAACGGGCTGTCTGTGGTCATATCCAATAAAGATTCTATTAATCATTAATTCTCTCTTTTTGTGCAAATTACTTTGAATTCTTGGTCTTTTTTATTTTCAACCATATGAATGTAAAACCCGCATTCACGCAGGACATTCAGCCACCAAATCATGTCTTTGACGATTAAGTGAGCGTTTCGGCCATCTTCCAGGGTTTTCTTTGCAGGACGAGTCGCAATGACAAGGAATGCTGCTCTTTGAGTCAACTCGTGAATATGGAGTAGAACATTGGCCAAATTGTCCGGTTCAATGTGCTCCAACACATCAGTGCAGACGACAATATCTGCTGGATTGGGTAGATTAGAATATTTTGCAACCGCAGGATCATATTGCTGAATTTTAAAGGGCAATTGCTGTTGTAGAGTACTTTTACCGCAGCCGTAGTCCAGGATATTCGTGGTATCGAGCATTCTTGAGAGTTTAATGACGTCATCGACATTGTGTTTGCCGGACTTTCCATAATCTTTATTGGTTTTGTGTAATTTCTCGTTCAATTCTTTGTAATTTTCACTTATAAACTGCATAACCGCTCCTTAGCTTCTTTCATCACATCGTCCCATTTGCCATGTTCTTGCTGCCAAATGTTCTTCACTGAGTCATACCAGGGCATATCCTCACCGAATTTACCCATTTGCCACATATGGCGATAAGGGGTTAATTGCAGGGTTTTAACGCCCATTGCGCCTGCAAGGTGAACAATGGATTGGGGTACGGAAATGATGAGGTCGAGATTGTCAATGAGACCAGCCGTTTCGTCATAGTCGTCGATAACGTCTCGCCAGTGGTGAATTTTGAACTCTGGGTATTTGTCGTTGAACTCTTGCAGGTCCTTCTCGGCATCTTCTTTATATTGAAGTGAGATAAAGTCAAAGTCCTCTTTGAACAAATCCACCCACTTCTCGAGATCGATTCTGCGGAACAATTCACCGGTGTCTGTAGTACCGCCCCTCCAGGAAATGCCTATCTTCTTTCGATTAGATAGTGAATCAAGCTTTTCTTTATATTTCTGTGAGATTTCTGGATTGGCTTTGAGATAAGGAGTTCGCGGGAAATCGCTTAGTTCATTCCGATAGAACTTACAGAGCGATCCAATCGCTAAATGGTATTGAGCCCCGTGGTACTTTGGCCAATAGCACTGCTTTTCCTTGCGGGTTCCGTAGACTTTGATTTGGGGGAAGGATTCACGGAAGAGGTCTTGGAGACGGGGATGTGCATCTAAAATAATATCGTTGTCTTTGGCAATGTCTGGGATGATTGAGGCCCACATGATTTCGTCGCCAATGCCTTGCTCACCATAAATGATGATTTTGGAGTTGTTTGTGCCATCCCACTCAGGCAAATCTCCGTAAGTTCTTTTGTGACGATCATCTGTGCGCTTACCGTGTTCGTACTCGGCCCATCCATTCTTGAAATCATATTTCTCGAGATATACCAGAGACCTATTCCAATAAGCGTTTGGGTGGTCTGGTTCAATTTCCAGGGCCTTAGTTAACACCTGAATGGCCTCGTCCGTCTCGTTCGAGGCTACACTCATGCAGCCTAAATTGATTAAAGAATCGACATTGCCATCAGATTCATGGGCTTTTTTGAATGCTAATTTTGCATTATTTCTGATGCGATCATTATCGACAT